TTACTTTTTGATCAGATGCATTTTCCAACCTGGTGGATTAATGCTTATATCTGCTTCAGTTCCCGGTGGGGAATTTTCAAACAATCTGATTTGCTCTTTATAGCCAACTTCAAAATAAGGATATATATGAAAATGTCTGATGTACATTGTCGCCATTAAAATATTCAGGCACAACAATGCGATTGCTGGCCTCTTTGTTTTGCTTGTCAGAAAAGTTATAAAGCTGAAAAAGGCTATGTTTGTCACAAAAAAATATCGTTCTCCGCCCAAGGGTGATAAAAATAAAGGCCACTGTGGGTCTGTCATGCTCATCATTGGCTTAGCAAGAGCAAATCCGAGCATCAGTGATGGAAAAAGAAGTATGGACTTATAGCGCCATCCTGATTTTAAAGCATAATATAATATGGATGTTATTATTATTACATTTAACGCAATGGATGCCTGATTGCCATTTATGCCTGGCTTCCAGGTGTTATCAATAAGAGCGCCACGAATAATGCGATAAAAAGTAATATCAGAGAATAACTGAATACTTGCGCCTAAAGGGGCCGATGAACGGGTAGCGCCAGATGAAGTTAGAATTGTATATAATTGAATTAAAAAACAAAGTGTAAAAACGATATCGAAGGAGTTAATTTTCCTAACGGCGTTAACAATTCCGCCATGTTGGCATACTCGCTTCATGAGTAGACACGGAGCGATGAAAATTACAAATGGCCCACTTAGCCCACTGACTATCAATAAAACATAATCGTGTATCTTCCATGCTGTTGACTCCGGCCTTTCAGACATTATTACACAGAGAAGATACATTGAAAGATACCAGTGCATATTGGTAGAAATGGCACCTGGTGGTATGTATCTGTTATATCAATATATATTATATTGCAGTGTTTCTCTGGGGCATGGGTGGGGCAAAGTCGTTGAGCTTGTTGTTCAGGAGAGCCACCTGCGCACTGTTATTGTCTTTCATCCATTTGCCGTAAACGTTATAAACCATCTGCGCATTACTATGCCCCATCTGTGTAGCAATGAAGCTGGGGTTTGCTCCTGCAGATAGAGACCAGCATGCGTATGTGTGCCTAGTTTGGTATGGCTTTCTCAGCCTAATTCCCGATCTCCTCACGAGGTTCCTCCACATACCATTGACTGACATCACCGAGTAATAGTCCCTCCCCACACCAGCGACATCGGTCACCTCAGAACTGAAAACAAACGTAACCTCCATGGATTCCTTTTTTCTGTACTCTCTACCTGCAACTTCTATTTTCACAGGCCTTCTCATTTGTGTTAACGCCCTCTGGCTTTTCAGTACCTGAATCGCCGGATCAATAAGTTCTATCGTCCTTTCACCAGAGGTAGTTTTAGGCATGCAGAAATTCCCTAACGCTGTTAGGTTTCTGCAGACGGTTATTGTCCCCCTGCTAAGGTCTATATCCTCCCAGGCTAGAGCGCAAAGCTCACCGTGTCTCATGCCGGTGTACACGGCAAGAGACCAAAAGTTGCGGATTTGCTGGTGACTTGCCGCGTCAATCAGGCGAAGAAATTCGTCCCGCGTTAAAGGGTCAGGATTGGTTTTGTCTTTCTTCATCTGATAGATACCATCCGCAGGGCTACGGCTAATGTAGCCATTTTTCACAGCAAATGTGAGAACCTCTTTTAAGTGAGAGATAGATGAATTGACAGTTGTTACTTTTCTTCCCTGCTTAGCCGAATCATGCCCATGCCTGGAAAACTGACGCCCATTAAGCAACTCACCTCTTAAGGCCAGGATGTCTTCATGCATGATTTCTTCCAGTGGCTTGTCGGCGCCCAGAAGAATACAGACAGTTTTCAGTCTGGCCTTGAGGTTCTTAAATGTTATTGCTGAAATTGTTGGCCTCTTCAGCTCCATGAACTTGTCACAAACCTCTGATATCGTATTTTTACCGCGGTTAGATGAGGTGTGCTGGGAGTTGTGTTTTGAGTTAGGGAACTGCTCTTGATAGTCGAAAGTCCCCGTCTTTATCCTGTAATTAACAGCTGTTCTTAACTCTCCAGCAAGCTTCCGGTTCTTGGCATTGTCTGGAATCCCCAGCGATTCCCTTCTCCGCTTCCCCTCATGTACAAACCATATCCTTAGAGTGCCGCCGTGATTTTCGACGCCGGTTGGGTAAACGACCTTTGACATAGTGTGCTCCTGTTGTTTGAAGTGGCGATAAGGTTAAGCCTTTTTCCTCATAACCGCACCCGGTTGATTTTTTGCCTGGCTCTCGATCCACTGGTCGATTGCCTCGCGGTTATACATTGCCTCACTATTTGCTTTTGGCTGCCCCTCTGGAGAAAAGAGGAGATATTCGCGGCCCTGCAGCCACGCCTTCTCTCTTGCTCTCTTAATCGTTCCGGGACGAAGACCGGTGACAGCGATAAGAACAGATTCAGATACCCATTTGCTCGGCATCAACTGCACAATGTTTTCCATATCTACTCCTTATACGGCCAGCACAGAGCCAGCACGATGCAAATTAAAAAGACGAGCCACAGAGTGAACTCGCCGGGGGATATGTCGTGGATGGTGTTCATTTTGCAGAGGCGCTCTCCTTATCCACCTGGCGCACATAGAACGCCAGCCAGAGCTTTGCTGGAAACGTATCAGGCGGCAGGGCGGTGATTGATTTGGCGTGTTTGTCGAGGAGTGTGGTGATGATCCGGTCGTGTTCTTTCTTGGGCCTGCCTTCTATGGCGCTGATGATTTCGCTCCTGCATTTACGCGCTACGGCCCTTAGCACGTTCTCTGCTACCGGCGTCACGCTACCCTGCGATGCTGCTTAGCGCGCTCAATGCGCTCGTAATCTTCTCTACATTCAGCCGAACAGAAGCATCCCGCTGTCACCGCCTCTTCGCAGTAATGGCAGGCCCCGTTAAATTGCATTTCCGGGTGTTTACGGTTAGCCAGCGCGATATTGCGCTCCAACTCTTCAAACTCAGCGGCCTGGTCTAATTCGTCAGACATGTTCTACCTCCGAAATTTGGGCGTAAAAAAACCTGCCGGAGCAGGTTTATGATGAAGAATTCATTTAAGCAATTACGGTGTCATCAAAAATGTGATGCTTGTAGTTACTGCCGACGTATCTGTAGCGGCCATCATAAGTACAGGGAAATGACAAATCCTTTACATCATAAAAGCTATCTCTGATGAATGATGCCAGTTCAGGATGCAGAGATTCATCATTATTAATGACGATTATTCTATGATGAATAACAGTTGGATTGAAGGTAACGAAAGCTACCTCACCCTCAGCATCATAAGACTTGCCGTTTATCTCAATCTTGATTGGCTCGAATACACCCCTCATCACTTCTACTCCCTTTGATAAACCGGGTCCGATCCCCGTGGAAACTTCATCGGCTCTTCCAGATAAAACATTAGTTGCGTGCAATAAAAAACCCCGCTGTGGCGAGGTTCAGTGGTTCTCAATTTGTTGATGATGGTCGGGGGCTGTATTTTGCAACCGCCGCATCCAGTTCATTTTGATGGGGTGGGCCAAATTCAGATGCCACATTGTAAATAGAATCTCCAGATTTCATCCTGTAGACCTTAATGCTTTTCCATACTCGCGGGTTCTCGCTTTCCAGAATAGAGACTGTTGGTAACCCTGCCTCCCAATGCATTGGCTGTCCAGAATAAGCATAAGAAAAAACAAGATAATCTTCTTTCATCAGCTATCCTCCTTCTGATAAACCGTGGCAGTGCCGCGCGGGTACTGCAGCGAAGCGTTCCTGTAATGCTGCAATCTCTCCCTGAAATAATCCCTCATCGCTTCAGGCTGCTGCATCTCCACTTCATGCGGTATTACAGGCTGATTCATACGCTCCTTGTATGCGAATCCTGACGCGGCTAAATCCATGTTAATCCTGTCGCGCTCTTCTCTGCTGCGTGCTGCTAAATTTTGTGAGGTCACCTTAAGCTCGCCATGCATTAACCATGATCACATGACTTTTATGGGATGCGCTGGACTCATACCCTAGATGCATTAGGCCGGTTACAACAGATTTTCTGCAGGTTTCAAATTCAGTAAAGGTAAATGCTTTTCCATTTGCATTTCTCATTATCCATTCATAATTTGCATAGTGTGTTTCTGAAACAAGGTGGATAAGGCTTTCAGCTAGCTCACAATTCATGTCGACCTCCGCTATGATCTAACTCTAAAGTGCATCAAGAAACGGTTAATTTGCAAGCAGCTAACTACTTTATTTTGTCTTGTTCTGCCTGTTTCTTTAAGGGGCACTATCGCGTTATTCATCTTTTACAAACTTTTACTCAGGCGTACAGGAGTTTATGCCGTTTCAGTCTCAATAGCGTGGCAAAATGGTCATACAAAAGGCAATAAAAAACCGCCCGAAGGCGGCTTTTTGTAAGGAGTCAATGGGATTAAATACCCATGCGGTACTCTTCGTACGTACGAGGTTCCGAGTCACCTTTTTTGCGGAAAACAAGCATCTCTTCCTTCCGGTTCGTAACATAACCCAGTGTTTCAGTGAGCTGGCGTCGTAGAGTAGTAGGCATCTGAGGAATGGTTTTATCGGTGAGTCCACTCTCGATTTTATTCATGATTTCGAGTGCCAGGGCAATCTGCTCCTCATCAATCAGAATATTGACGCGATAACCCTCTCGGGTCTCTTGCTCGCTGCCTAACTGCCGGGTCAGTTTATCGACCTGATCGGCATAGTCGTCCAGTTGAGACTGTACATCTGCAGGCACTTCACCAGTTTTTTCAGCCAGTGCTTTGAGTGCATTGATGTTATCGATCGCCTGTTGTGCCAGGTCTGTAGCAGTGGTCATATTCGGTATCCTTTAAAAAGGTAAAATCAGAAGTTCCGTGAGGTTAAAAGGCCGACTTCCATCGGCCTAAAAAAGTCAGTTACTGACTACCTGTTACGGGTGTTCGTACTGCTGGAAAGTGCGCGGTTCAGGGTCGCCGGGCTTGCGGAACATTTCGTTGTCGTTTTTGCGCTCTTTCAGATACATCAGGGTCCGCTTAGCCTGATACTGGTCAGCCGGAGTAAGTGAGCCCGGCGTGCCGGCTTCACTTGCCGCTACCACTTTGGTCAGAATCTCAATGCCCAGGCCGACTACTTCAGTGGTATCCAGAATCGCAGAGCGATACAGTGCATTCAGGTTTTGCAGGTCTTCAAATTCCTGGTCGGTATGTTCCATGATAAATCCTCTTTCAGTTGAGTGAGTTAGGTTGTGAATTCACTCAACCACCTTACTCTCACCACCTGATGATAACCAGTAAAATACTGTTTATATGTACAGTGTTTTTGTGTCATAAATTTGGCTTAGTGCCATCTATAGCTTTGCTGCGCTCTTCCAGAAAACGTATCCGGCTGCGACTGGCACGCTGGCGTACAGACTCGTATGAGCGGTTGAGTTGTCGGGCTATAAGTTTGGGTGGGATGGTTGCTGCGAGTTCTTTCAGAAGGCCTATCTCATCGGGGGACCAGCGACGGCCAAGAGTTAATTGATTGCCACGACGCCGGTATTCCTGAGTTTGCAATTTCATCTCCTTTATAAGGCATTTGTAGATGCGTGCTAATCCTGCACCACGGCACCAAAGCGGCCCCGCAGCTCTGTCTGATAGTCGTTCCAGGCAACATCAGGATTTGTCACGATGATTCGTGGAAGTTGCGGATAGAATGCTGCCTGTCTTGCGTATTCGCTTGTGGCGCGCTCCCTGCGCCGTGCTTCCAGTGATTCCTTTGTGCGTGACTCAATCCGGCACCGCTCACCGTACCGGGCGGCAATCTGCTGTTGTGCGTCCTGCATAGCCAGCCGATGCAAGCGCTGTGACTCCATTTCATCAGGGCGTGCAGAGTCCGCCGAAGGTTCGGTGAGGTTCATGGTCGGTGCCTTATTGGTGGGTTAAATCAGAACGGGATAGAGGTGTCGTAATCAGGTTCGGTAGATTGCCCACGCGACTGCTGCGGACGACTCTGTTGCTGTCCGCTCTGCTTTGGCGGCAGGTCGATATCCCGAACAAGGATGGTTGGCGTTGAAACTTTGGTGCCGTCATCCTTCGTCCATTCTTCCAGAACGAATTCGCCGGTAACTGTGACCTTCGCGCCTTTCTGAATTGACGCGGACAACTTCTCAGCCATAGCGCCGAACATCTTGCATTGCAGCCAGGACGTTTTCTCGTTATCACCAAAGCCTGACTTAGCCGGCACTGAGAATGACGCGATGTGCTTTCCGTTTGGGGTAACACGCAGAACGGCATCCTTGCCGACATTACCTGCGATTGTGATCGTGTTGATTGGCATTATGCTGTTGCTCCTTCAAGCTCTGATTTTTTAAGGTCGTAGACTTCCTTCGCTTTGGCCTGCTCCGGGGTTCCGTCCAGCGCCTGCCACGCTCTGGCGAATGACTGCTTCAGCTCTTCCGGAGTTTTCTTGCTGAGTGCAGCCTCAGAGAAGGCGGCAAGGATGTCAGCGGGCTTAGGCTTTGGTTTTTGCTGCTGGGGTGCTGACGCTGACTGCTGGCGATGCTCGTTGGTGTCTGCATCCTTAGAGTCGTCGATGCCGAACAGGCCATTCAGGCAGTACTTCCGGGCGTAAGAGCTGGTCGCGCCAGTTATCTGCGCATCATCCATGCCTTTCTTGTCGACAGCTTCACGGGCCATTGCAGAGGCGCTGTGAGTGGTCTCACCATCGGTGATCGTCGCTGTGGCTTTTACGTAATACCGGTCGCCGATCAGAACGATTTCATCAGAGATGGACAGGAACAGGCCGTTAAGCAGCGGCTTCACACCCTCAAGAATGTCTTCACAGCTGCGGTAGTGATACTTGCCAAAGCTGTTGTATTGGCCCTTTGGCGCTTCCAGTGTGCGCTGTATCTCTGCCAGCCTGACGTAAAATTCCTTACTCATAACCAACTCCCATTCTCGCTGCCTGCTGCTCCGTACGGTAATCAGCGGCCGCATCCATTGCTGCCTGCTCATATGTCATTGGCTCAGCTAATTCGCCGAGCATGCCGCGCATCAGTGCGACAAATTCATCTTCGTTATGCTGCATGATTGTTGAACCTCTTATTCCAGTCGTCGTCCTGACATGAGTGCCAGCCTAGTGAAATCACAGAGGCCCACTCATAGGCCTTGTGCATGCCCTCCTTCGTATCTGGAAAGGCTTCTTCGTACAGCTTGTTGAAGTGGCTGCAGCCCTGCTGAACCAGAATGGTTCCGTTAACGGGAATAATGGTCATAGCGGATATGCAGCCGAACTGAACGTGGCTTCTGCTCTGGTGCTGAATAAGTTCCAGAACAAATCCTACTTCTACGGCATCGCTGGCCTGCAGAACTATGGCCTGCTTAATGACCCATCCCTGCCAGCCTCGATCACCCCGGGAGCAACCGGCACCGGTAGCGGCGTTACATGGTCAACCAAAGATGGTCAGGCTGTGTATGACGATATCCTGAAGCTATTCGGTCAACTGGTATCGCAGACCAAAGGCCTGCTTGATATGAGCACGCCAATGACGCTGGCGATGTCCCCGGCAATGTCGGTTAACCTGGCTAAGACGAACATGTACAACGTGAACGTCTCAGACCTGCTGAAAAAGAACTTCCCGAACCTGAAGATTGAGACCGCTATCGAGTACTCAACTCCGGCCGGTGAAATGGTTCAGATGATCGCAGATCGCCTGGGTGAGCAGGACACCGCTTACGCAGCCTTCACTGAGAAGATGCGTGCGCATGCAGTGGTGACTGAAGAGTCATCATGGAAGCAGAAAAAATCTGGCGGCACCTGGGGTGCAATTATCCGTCAACCGCTGGCAATCGCCACCATGCTGGGAGTGTAAGAAATGGCTGAAGTCGTAACAGTAGGATGCAAGCTGCCGAATGGCCTGGTGATTGATGTGGATGGTGCGCAGCCTATCGTGCTGAATGGCGCCAACTCATCCAATGTCATCGGCGGCTAACCCAGAAAACACGACATCTGCATTAACCGGGTGGGTGCCATCTGGATTCTATGGAACCACGGCCATTACGGGCTTGTCTGGCTCAAGTGTAACGCTCACAACACTGCAGGCCGGGCGTGATCGAATTACGCTGGCAGGAACTCTGACATCTAACATTAACCTGATAGTTCCTGCGTGGGTCAAACGGTGGGAAATCGTTAATAACTGCACAGGTTCATTCAGCGTTACAGTTAAAACTCCAACCGGCAGCGGTGTTTCTGTAGCTGCTGGGATTAGTGCCTTTGTGTATGGCGATGGCACTAACATCAATCAGGCAGCAAGCCCTGGCAGCCTTATCAATGTCCAGGTGTTCACATCCAGCGGAACCTATACACCTACTTCGGGTACAAAAAAAATTATCGTCGAGGTTCTGGGTGCTGGCGGTGGTGGTGGTAGTTCTAGCGCTGCAAACACAAGCGCGAATGGATTAGGAACGGGTGGCGGTGGTGGTGGTTATGCCAAGTCTTACCTGACGTCGGTGCCAGCATCTCAGTCTGTCACGGTGGGCGTTGGTGGTGCTCCTGCTTCTAACGGTGGCGCATCATCTTTTGGGTCCATAGTGAGCAATGGTGGTGTAGCGGGAGCAAACAATCTAAATGCAACTTATCAAAGCGGAGTGACTCAGCAGCGTGGTGGTGCGGGTGGTACAGCCAGTGGAGGAAATCTTATTAATGCTCGAGGAGGCACGGCTCTACAGGCTCTATGGACATCAGTCGGAAACTGCCTTAGTGGATCTGGCGGCTCGTCACATTTTGCAGGCACAACGACCCCGGTAGGTGGTGCAGCAGGGGCGGGTGATAGCGGAACGCTCGGTAATGGCGGATCTGGTGCGAACTCAAATGCTACAACTTCTGTTTTAGCTGGAGGTAGCGGTGGTAACGGAATCGTAATAGTTTGGGAGTATGCATGATGAATAGTTACGCACTAATTTCGAAAGGCAAAGTTGTAAATACTGTTGTTTGGGATGGAGAGGCTGAGGTGGATTTTGGGAAAGGCATTACGGCAGTTCTGATTACTGATGAAACTCCTGTAAGTATCGGATGGACTTATGAAAACAAACAGTTCTCACCACCTCCTTTAACTGAAGAAGAGCTTGCTAACCAAAACTCCCTGGCTATAACAGCAAATATCGGAATGAAGGCGTTGTTTATGGAGCAAGCAAGCCAGAAGATAAGCGTGTTACAGGATGCAGTTGATTTAGAAATGGCTACAGATGAGGAGGCAGCGGGCTTGCCGCTATGGAAAAAATACAGGGTACTTTTGAGCCGCATAGATGCTAACACGGCAAGTAAAGTAGATTGGCCGCAACAGCCCTAAACCACAGGGGCTATGCAGCCCCTGTATGCCTCACACCTGCAAGCCCTGAGCAAATAAATATAACCATAGATATCTCTGAGAAAAAAATTACGCGTTGGCTTGAAGCATAAACTGTTGGTGACAGGCCGATTGCCACAGTGATCGCTGCCCCCATTATTAAGCAGAATGCACAAATAGTTTTTATTTTTAAGGGCATTCCTGACTCTAGTGTACATATCAACATTAAAGATGCATGGGCAGCTGCGATACTGAAGTAAATATATTTTATATTAGATAGCCAGTTCTGTGGGGATAATTGCTGTGTCACCTCTGAATTCAAGATTACCAGCTTAGATAAAATAAAGATTGCAAACGACGCCCTCAAAGCGCGAAAAACCCATCCTGATTTATTTATGGTTACAAGCAAGATCAAAAGTGAAGCTATAGTAAAAAGTAATTCAGCACTGTCGAAAATGCCAGAAACATACCTGTCTATGCCGAAAGACAATTTTTGCAAGAAAGAAAAATCAACAAAGTTAGGCATGAACTTGCCGGATTCAATGGCAAATCTCTTGTGAGCTCCTGGAGAAAGGAAAAGTATAAGGGAAGAAACTATATTGGCGATGTAATAAAAAAGTGAGTACAGGCTTAACCCTCTTTTTATGGTAAGAGTTAGGTTTAAAAAAGATATCGTTAAGAGAATTATGGCGCATTGTTCACTATTTGAAGATACTATTAAGGATAATATCGATATTACTTTCAGTTTTGCGCTGAAAGCATCCTGGTTCATCAGAACGCAAACTGAGAATAGGCCAAGTGATGCAGGGACTAGATAATTGAATGCTCCTGCAGCCCAATAAACAGCTTCGGCTGAAACTGATGGATTTATCATCAAAGTTAACATTATGACTAGTGGCATTCCATAATGATAACTAATTCTTTCCGATAAGGTTATTCTCCATACTGAATAGGAAAGTAGTATGTAGCATGATACCACGAGCATCTTGAGCGCATATGTATATGGCATGATACTAACGGCAAGGAACTCAACGGCAACTCTTCCGCTCCACGAGTTATATCTTTTCCAAAAGTAATCAATATACCCTGCATTATTTAAGGCTGTTAAGTATGAGACATCATCAGGGCTTGTACTAACTCCAGTTTTAAAACCTATAAAACAAATAAATATAAACATAACCGTAAAAAAGAAAACATCACGTTCCGTCAGGTTTTTTTTATTGGCAGTTATACTCTTCACTATACAGAACTCCTTTTCTTAAAATGTTTATATTGAATGACCTATCGTTACTGTCATGGATTTTTGAAGAGAACCTGAACCCGGAGTGGTCTAGCGATTCGCCCCTATTAAAAACCTTAGAAACATCGACGCGATTACTAATCATGATTTGTGGCATGTAGAAAGCGCCATGATCCTTTACCGTTATGAATAGTTTTTGCTCGTTTGGATTTGCATCAATAAAAGCCCATCCAGAAGAGTATAAAATTCCATCTTTGATGATGCACTCATCAACACTGAATTTCATCCTCTCAACTTTATCTCTTTTATATTTTTGTGGTTCAAATAAATTTTTTTCCGCCCATAATGAATGGATAGCTAATAAAATTGTTAATGGCGTTAAAAATATCAAAGAATAAAATATGTTTTTTACCAGAAAATTCATGGCATCCCTTGATGTATTGAGTATAAGTTAACTAATCACAAGATTATGCATGAACGACGCTGAGCGTAAAGTAAAAAAGCCCGGCGACCGGGCAATGACTCAACCGCGCCTCTCTGAGCAGGCTACGGGGTGGGTAATTTGAGATTAGCCACACATAACCGAAGCCGCCAGCCTAAAATTCCCGCGCCAACAATGGCTTTACAAAACTGTGAGCCGTTTCGCCTTGATCAAATCCACCGACCAATATTACTGTTTATCCATACAGTATTTATCAGAGGAGGATTAATGATGGCGAGAGACTACGAGATAAAGCCTGCATTCGTACAGGCGATAACGCTGGACCGGCTGGGGCGGCAGATAGTGACGACCAGCGCATTCCAGGCAAACTTGGAGGCCGCTAACCATCACTGGACGCTGCAGCAGTGCAACCAGTGGATACGGCGCGAACAGAACATGTTCATGGAGCTGGCGACAGAGAACGGTGACAACCGCACCTACGCCCTGCGCAATATGGGATATGTGAGGTAGTCATGGGATTTCAGTCACCGGCGCAGGATTACGTCGAGAGCCGCCTCGACCTCAACAGGCTGTTTGCACCTCACCCAGGGCATATGCTCCGGATAGAAACGCCTGGCGGATTTGCTCTGATCGACCGTTCGATTCAGGCCCGACCAGGCGACACTGTTGCATTCCAGTTCGACGACTACCCTCAGCTGGGGAAATTATTCAATACAGGGATTATCACTCAGGATGGCGAGACAATAGAAGGGAGTGGGCTGGAGGGTGTTATCGTGCTTGGGAAAGTAACAGCGGAGATTTTGTCTGTTTATGAGCCATATCGGCCGATAATTTAGAATATACCTATTTTTCCAGTTAAATTAAAAAAGGCCCGAATGGGCCTTTAGTTTTAATCGATGACTCTTTTGATGTTAAACAAACTGTACAATATGAGTGATATGTTGAAGACATATAATACCCTTTCGCCCGAAGCATAAGCGGTTGGAGACAGCCCAATTGCTACCGTCACAAGCATGCCTATCATCAGCGTAAGAAACGCTCTGTAGTCCTTGGTTCCATCAGAACTCTCAATTGACCCCACCGCCATGCAGATTAGACTAATTAGGTAAAACAAATAGCACCCATAAACTTTTAAGCTTCCGAAATCAATATTGTAAAACTTTCCATAATATGTCAGGTAATCAATATCTTTCATATAAAAGGACAAAGACGTCAGGCAGATTATGGTAGATGTTACGCTAAAGATGAGGCATATCTTACTCAAGGCATCGCCTTTACTTTTCCTGCAAAGGTAAGCAATAAAGATAAAGGAGGATGCTAAAAAGATGATGTTACGTCCAAATGAAACATTCTCCACCAATCTGTCTACGCCAATGATGGCCTTTTGTAAAATATTCATCTCCGCGATCTGAGGCATATATCTTGCGGCTTCTACAGAAAACCTGGATGCTGAGCCGGGGCTAAGGAGTGTTATCGCAGCCCCAATCAATACAGTTACGTAAGCCACAGCTAGAGCACGGTTTCCCTTACGTTTATCGCTTCCGACAAAGAAAATGAAAGGAATTACTACAACCAAGAAAACTGCAATCTGTTCGGAAGATGTTGCAATAAACGAAAGTAATAGGGAAGAAAATAACTTTCTCATGCCAGCAGATGGTGACAGTAGAACGTTAGCCAGGAAAAGAGCGCAGGTCATAGGGAGAAGGTAATTATAGAATCCTGTAACCCACCACTCTGAGTCACCAGCGACAGGTGAATTTATGATAAGCGCTGCTGACATTACAAGCGGTGTGCCAATCTTGTAGTCAATTTTATTTTTAAGTGTGATAGACCACATCAAATACGCTGAAGAAATGAAGCAAAGTGGAATAAGTATCTTCCAAAACCCATGAAGGCCTATTGTTGATACCATGATTGCTTCTATTACGATACGCCCACTCCATGTCTGATAACGATGCTGCAAATAATTGAGCAGAGATATGTTATCAAGAGCGTGAGAGAACGTAACATCATCTGCATAGCTCATCAGACGTAGTTTGCTAATGATGACTACGAAGAGAATGGATGTGGATGCATAGAATAGCCAATTCGAAAACGATTTATTTGTTGCAAGCATAGCTAAGCGCCTTTTTTACATTGCCGTTCTTGTCTTTAATGTAGAAATTAAAGGTGGGATTTGTTCCAAAGCTGATCATCCTTCCGCTTATGGACGCATTGAAGCCAACCTTGTCAAACAAATCCGTCCGCGCAAACAACTGAGACACATCACCACGTGTAAACGTGAATGAAGGCAATACAAACTCACCATTGCCAGAATTGATAGTTACAATCAGCGATCCTGATTTTGGATAATCACTGCTAAACATCCATCCTTTTGCAGAGATAAAATCCTTATTAACAGAACACGAGTCAATACTATATTTCAAGTCCGCTGAATCGACATTTTGTAGTGAGGCTACACTGAAGCTCTTTGCCTTGTTCCATGACAGGAAAGAGCCTGCCACAGCGATAAAGCAAGCAGATATCAGTACAAGAAAAATTACTCTTGGGCTGGAGATTAATCGTGATAATGACATGACGTTAGGCTCATCCTTAATGTTCACCTGCCCCATGGGGCAGATATGGGGCAAAAAATTGCCGCAATCCTGCTCGATCTTGACTGACAGACCTGCAACGATTGCGGCAATGCTCTGCGTTAGCTCGAAGTAACTCGAAGTAACCCGTACTTTTTCCACCTACATTTCATATTGGTGATATTTGGATAACCTTCTGCAACGTTTGGCATCAAAAGAACGTAAAGTGCAACAGTTGCCCGATAAGCTATAGGAGCAAACTTAATACGACTTGAAAGTATGAATGCAATGAAACAAGCTCTGATTAAAATACCTATTATGTTAGCGACTAAGGCAGCTTTACTTAAACCAAAAAGCAGAGCAATACTGTAGGTCAGGCGAGATATAGTCTGAAAATAACCATTTTCAGGCATGAAAAGCGTGTTAAATATGCCGTTGTTATATGCGTCCTGTAACCAAAACCTGCCATCTTCAGCCCAGGGTTGCGCGTTTGAGATAATGTCTGGCCTTCTCATTATTATAAGAAAAACAATAATTAAAAATATTGTAGCGTTGAGAAGATACTTTTTGTTTTTTTTAATTTCTAAATTCATGAGTTCCGCCTGAACATTAAAAAAGTTATCAAACCTTTTCCCTAAATATCGCTATCATTTCTGATAATGTATCTCGGGCGTTGCTTGGTCTCGATATAAATCCTGCCGATATATTCTCCCAGCACACCGATACCAATTAGCTGAATGCCGCCCAGGAAAAGAATCGAAACCAGAATTGACGGATAACCGGCTACAGGGTTTCCCCAGATCAGCTTATCTGCAATCATCCACACGCCATAAAAAAACGAGAGCCCGGCAACAAAGAAACCGATATAGGTCCACATGCGTAAAGGAAACGTAGAGAATGACGTTATACCTTCCAGCGCAAGGTTCCAGAGTTTCCATCCATTAAATTTTGTCGACCCAGCGACGCGTTCAGCGCGCGTGTATTCGACTACCTCTGTTCTTCCACCCACCCATGAAAGAATACCTTTCATAAACAGGTTTCGCTCAGGCAGCAGCTTGATGTTATCAACCACATGGCGGGACATCAGCCTGAAATCACCCACATTCTCTTCAATCTGCGGTTTGCTGATCATGTTGTGTAATTTATAGAACCATTCAGCGCTTTTACGCTTCAGATGGCTATCGGATGAGCGATCAACCCGTTTAGCAAGCACAACATCTGCGCCTTCTTTCCACTTCGAGATCAGAAGCGGGATAACCTCGATGGGATCCTGCAGGTCTACATCGATAGGAATAACCACATCTCCGGTCGAGGCCTCAAGGCCTGCAAACAGGGCGGGCTCTTTGCCAAAATTTCGCGTAAAGCAAACATATTTGACTAACGCGTCATTTTTCATGATCGCATGAATCTGAGATTCTGTATTGTCTGTACTGCCATCGTTGATGAAAACAATCTCAATTTCATCATCTGCAAGCGGCGTGTAATTTCTTACCGTCTGATAGAAAACAGGAAGGGCTTCCTGCTCATTCAGGACGGGAACAACAAGCGATATTTTCATTTCTTATCTCGAAAAATGATGTACTTCGAATAGACAAAGCCACATACCAGACTTATTGCTGAGAAGACGATAAGGGTTACGACCGGATTGACCTTCATCCGGTCAGCATAGGAGCCAATCATGACGGCCACCATGCCCATGAAAAACACATACATGATGTAGCGGATCGTTGTGGCTTCTGAACTGAACGTCCACTTTGCGTTTGCAAAGAAAGAGAAGGTGACAGCAACGCAGAATGCAATAAAGTTGGACAGTGACTGCTGTAACCCCTTTTCTACACAGATGGCGAAGGTAACCCAGTGAATAAGCGTGTTAATCACACCAACTGACATGTATCGTGCAAAAAGTTTCAGCAT